TTTTAAGTCAAGATAATATTTTTAGACCAATGTTGGCTGCTGCGAAAATGAAATCAAACGCTGAAATTATAGAAGTTAGTGATGATGAGTTAGGGGTAAAAATAGTTTGTACACCAGATCACCAAATATTAACAAAAAACAGAGGGTATGTTATGGCCGGTGAATTAAATGAAAATGATGAATTAATTATTAATAAATAAGATGATAAAAATAAAAAAATTAGAAGAAAAAATTGATGTATATGATATACAAGTAGAAGAAACTAGTAATTTCTTTGCTAATAATATATTAGTACATAATTCCGAAATTATGGAGGTAACTGATAAAGAAACCACCGCCATCTGTACGCTAACGTCAATACCGGTTCAAAAATTTGTCATAGATAATGAGTATGATTTTAATGAATTAGGTCGTGTTACACGATCAATAACAAAATCACTTAATATTGCGATAGATGTTAATGAATATTCAACTAAAGAAGGTAGAAAAGGTGGTTTAGAACAAAGAGCTTTAGGTATTGGTATCCAAGGATTAGCTGACACTTTCGCTATGTTACGATTACCATTTGTATCTGAAGAAGCTAGATCATTAAATAAAAAAATATTTGAAACAATTTATTATAACGCTTTAAGACAATCTTGTGATTTAGCGAAAGAAACTGGATTAACTTATGATTTTTATGAAGGATCTCCAATTTCAAAAGGTATTTTCCAATGGGAAATGTGGGGTGTTGATGAATCTGAATTGAGTGGTATGTTTGATTGGAAACAATTAAGAAAAGATATTAAAAAATATGGTGTTAGAAACTCACTTGTCACGACCTGTCCGCCAACCGCAAGTTGTCAAGTTATTGATACTAGAATACATACTGAAAATGGTGTTAAATCATTTAAAGATTTACTAGTTGAAAATGGTGTTGATTATGTTAAATTAGAAGAATCTAATGAACAACAATGGGTTGAATTTAAAACACCTATAAAAGTAAAAACTTATAATGGGTATGAAGATGTAAGTCAAATAAAATATAATGGTCATTCTGAAGTTTATAAAATTGAAATGGAAGATGGTTCTATATTTGAAGCAACACCTAACCATAAATTTAGGATTAAAAGAGGTGATACTGAAATTTGGGTTAAAGTTGAGGATTTATTAACTACGGACGATATTATAAATATTTTTGAAAAATAAAATAAGTAATCTAATAAAAACAAAAAATAAAATGAAAATAAAAAGTATAATTAAAAACGGAGTTAAACCAACTTGGGATATTGAAGTACCAAATGTTCATCATTATATAATGGAAAATGGTTGTGTTAGTCATAATTCGGCCCGTGTCATAGGTTCTAATGAAGCTTTTGAACCGTTTACTTCTAATTTATATGTTCGTAAGGTAACTGGTGGTGAATTCGCTATGGTTAATAAACATTTGGTTAAAGATTTAGAATTAGAAGGGTTATGGAATAGGGACATTCTTAATGAATTGATAAAAAATGATGGTAGCGTTCAATCAATCCCAGTTATTAGTCAAGAAATGAAGGAAAGATATAAAACTGTTTGGGAGATATCACAAAAATCTCTTATTGAAATGTCGGCCGAAAGAGCTCCATTCATTGATCAATCTCAAAGTCTTAACATATTTTTCGCCACACCAACGGTTGGTAAATTAACTACCTCACACACATTAGCTTGGAAGTTAGGTTTAAAAACTGGTCAATACTACCTAAGAAGTCAACCGGTAGAAATGAAAGGTAAACATTTAGCTATTGATATGGGTAAACAAATTAAACCTGAGAAACCTACTGATAGTCAATTTGAATGTTATGGTTGTAGTGCGTAACTAAAATAGTTAAATTTTATATAAAATAGTTAAACTAGGGAAAATATCTCTAGTTTTTCTTTTTTTAAAAATATACAAATATTTTTTATTGTATATATTTATAGTAATGGCTAAACAGTTTATTAACATAAGATACCCCTTTATAAATAGTCCGGAAGGATTTTTCTTAGATTTAACGACAACAACTATTGATGCGGTTAAATCTGATTTACAACATCTTTTATTAACTGAAAAGGGTGAGAGATTTTATTTACCAGATTTTGGAACAAATTTAAAAAGATTTTTATTTGATCCAAGTGACGAAAAAACATTGGCAGATATTGAAGATGACCTTAAAGTAACGGTTACTAAATATTTACCAGGATTAACTATAACCGGAGTAAAATTATACTCTGAAGATGATCAAAAAGGTGTCGCTGTTAGAGTTCATTTTACCATTGGTGATGGTATTTTCTCTAGTAGTGATTTCATAGAAATTAACGTATAATATGGCATATCAAACAAACTATTCAGCTAGAAATTTCGCTGACATAAGATTAGAATTATTAAATTATGTAAAACAATATTATCCTGATATATTCAGTGATTTTAATGACGCGTCTGTGGGTACAATGTTACTTGAATTAAACGCGGCCACAGCTGATATTTTATCGTATCATACTGATAGGATGTTTCAAGAAACTCAAATTGATTACGCTTATGAAAGAAGTTCATTACTTTCATTGGGGAGAACATTAGGTGTTAAAATACCTAACACAAGACCCAGTGTTAGCGTGGTTAATTGGTCGGTAGTAGTGCCGGTTAATGGTGCTACATTTGATCTTGACTATTGTCCAATAATTAAAAGAGGTTCACAAGCTACTGGTGCTGGTAAAATATTTGAAGTTTTAAATGATATTGATTTTACATCAAGATATAATAATTTAGGTATACCTAATAGAACTATAGTACCTAATACTAATTCTAATGGTTCAATACAAAACTATACTATAGTTAAACAAGAAATTGTATTTAATGGTTATACTAAGGTTTTTAGTAAAGTATTAACTGAAGCTAATTCAGTACCATTCTTAGAAATTATACTACCAGAAGATGATGTCTTATCTGTTGAAAATTTAATAATATTACCTGGGACTAATTATACTACTATACCAACATTATCTCAATTTTTAGATGTTAATAACGCTTGGTATGAGGTAGAGTCTTTAGCCGAAAATAAAATATTCATTGAAGATACAAATGTAACTACCATTACAAATGGTGTTAGAAAAGGTATTTGGAAAAATATTAGTAAAAAATTTATTAGAGAATACACTGATCAGGGTTTTTCTAAATTAACATTTGGTTCTGGTTATAAAGATATTAGTTTTACTAGTGAGTTTGATGAAAATTGTAAATTTTTAGTAGAGAAAATTGGTGATTTTATTAATAATACGGCTTTAGGTGAGATACCACCTTCTAATAGTACTATGTTTATTAGATATAGAGTTGGTGGTGGTGCGGACACTAATCTAGGTCCAAATACTATTACTGAATTGGGTATTGTTGATATTATTGTTGATGGACCAGATAACGCTAAGAATAACGCGGTTAGACAATCATTAGAAGTTAATAATCCAATCCCAGCTACTGGTGGTGCTGATCAACCTGGTACTGAAGAATTAAGAGGATTAATAAAGTATAATTTTTCATCACAAAATAGATGTGTAACTATAAAAGATTATAAGTCAAGAATAACTTTAATGCCGGGTAATTTTGGTGCTCCATTCAGAACTAATGTATGGGAAGAACAAAATAAAATTGTAGCCGCTATTATGACATTAGATGAAAATAGTAACTTAAGTAATATAACAAATACTATCTTAAATCAAAATATCTCAGAATATCTATCAGATTATAGAATGTTAAATGATTATATAGTGGTTAGACCAGCGAGGATTTTTAATTTAGGTTTTGATATTGATTTATTTGTTGATAAGAGTGTAACTAAATCAGAAATAATCGGTAATGTTATAGAAATTGTTAAGAATTATTTTGATATTTCAAAACAAGAAATGGCTCAAAATATTTATTTAGCTCAATTAGTTGAACAAATTAATAATGTAGCTGGAGTATTAAATGTAATTGATATTAAAGTATTTAATAAAGTTGGTGGTGGTTCTTATTCATTAAATGAAGTTAGTCAACCATATATTGATTCAACAACAAGACAGATTAATTTAATGGGATTATTTACATTATTCGCTGATCCAGATAGTATGTTTGAAATAAAATATCCGGAGAAAGATATTAGAGTTAGTATACGATAATATCTTTACTAATTTAAAATTATAGTTAATATTTAAATAAAAAAATTAATATGGGGTGTGGTTGTAAATCAAACAAAAATAGTGGTACACAAAATGAATTAATGGAAAATGCCTTGGCCGATATGAGTGGTAAAGGTATGAGTTCAATTATTAATAATAATTTAATCGTTAGGTTATTATATTTTTCAGTGGCTTTACCATTGGTAATCTTATTATTACCAATAGTTTTTATCATTTTATTTAATCATTTAGTTATGGGTAAATCGGTTGATTTAAGTAGTTTATTAAAAAAAGTATTTTTAATTGATTTCTATAATAAAATGAAGAAAAAAAGGGAAGATAAACTTGATGAGGAAGAATATGATGAAGAGGAAGAAGATGATGATGAGTATGAATATGAAGATGTTTATGTTACACCAATTGAAAAAATAGATTCCAAAGAAATTAAATAATAGATATTTATCATTAAAAGAATTTTATGTCTAAATCCATTAGGATAAATACAACACCTCTAGGGAATGATAAACACTTAAAAGTAAAAATTGATCAAGATTTTGATTTTTTAGAGATTTTAAGTTTAAAAATAACCCAAACTGAAGCGTACACTAAGTATTGTTCGGATTATGGTGTTGTAGTTGGTAGAGTTGTAGTTAATAACGGATTTGGTATTCCAAACGCTAAAATTTCTATTTTCATCCCATTAGCGGAAGAAGATAAATCAAGACCAGAGATTAATGGGTTATATCCATTTGAAACTATTTACACTAAAGATTATAAGGGGATTAGATATAATTTATTAAGTAATGAACCAAGACCAGATGATGAATGTCACGTTGCGGTAGGTACTTTCCCAGATAAACGACAAGTTTTAGATTGTGGTACAACTTTGGAAGTATTTGAAAAATATTATAAGTTTACTACTACTACTAATAGTGCGGGTGATTATATGATATTCGGTGCTCCAGTTGGAGAACATACAATTCATATTGATGTTGATTTAAGTGATATAGGATTTATTAGTCAAAAACCTTATGAATTAATTGGTCAAGGTTTTAGTAAAAATTTATTTGCGAGTAATAGTCAATTTAAAACAGGACAAAATTTAGATGTATTAAGTCAAATAAAAAGTAGAAATACTAGTGCGAGTGTAATTCCATTTTGGGGTGATTTAGAAGAATGTGAAGTTGGTATTACAAGAGTAGATTTTGATTTAAATTATGATATAATACCCACAGCGATTTTTATTGGGAATATTTTTGGTGATAATGAAAAAAATAGTGTTAATAAAAGATGTAGACCTAGAAGAAAATTAGGAAATCTTTGTGAAACTGTTACCGGTGAAGGGACTATTGAAATGATTAGAAAAACACCGGAAGGACTTATAGAAAAGTTTTCGGTGGATGGTGATAATTTAATTAATGAAAATGGTGTTTGGTGTTATCAAATACCAATGAACTTAGATAAGTTAGTTACTGATGAGTTTGGTAATTTAGTACCATCAGAAGATCCGGAAAAGGGTGTACCAAGTAACGCTAAAGTTAGATTTAGAGTTGCTATGAATGAAACTGGTGATACTGGTAGAATACGTTCTAGAGCTAAATTTTTAATACCGAATAGAGGTCTTGATTATAATTTTGATGATTCAACACCAGATACTGAATTCGCTGATTTAAGGTGGAAAAAAGTGTATACTGTTAGACAATTTATTGCTCGGTATCAAAAATATTGTGAGACAAAAGTTTGTGGAACTAAAAGATCTTTTATTGGTATAAAGGATGTTGATGATTGTGGTGATCATACACCATTCCCATACAATAGAATTGATACTGATTTAAATCCGTTATATAGTATTATATGTTTAATCGTAACTATATTAATGACATTAATAGAATTAATTAATGTAAGTTTAATTAGATTACTTAACATTGTTATAGGTGCTTTAAATGCTATACTTTGTTTTATTTGTAATATTATCTACGGATTAGGTCAATTTATTGACTCTATTGTTAGTGCCATTAATGGTCTTATCCCTGGTAACGGACCATTAAGTTTTAATGTTTGTAATTTTTGTATTGGTACTGGTTGTTGTACTTGTGGAAGTATAATGAATTATATGTCATGTATTTCTATTAAGTGTGATGAAAAATCATTCGCACCAGGGTGTTATAAACCATCATCATGTTCTTTACCAAGTGGTTGTAGTATACCATCAGATGTAGATAAACTTGGATGGTGTACGGCTAATAGTGGTCAACCACCAGAAAACTATCCTGGCGATGGTGTTACTAATCAAATTGATTGTGGATCATATAACGCGAGTGATGCTCATGGGTGTTGTGGTCCCGCGGGAAGTGGTTTTATTCCATTCGCTGGCGCTATGGATTGTATTGAAATACAATTAGCGAGAGCTCTAAATGTTTTTAAATTTGATTTTTATAATGATTGGATTAATGGTAGTCTTTACGCTTTTTTATTCAAATATAAAGTTAGAAGAAAAAAGAGTAAAAAAAGAACTGTAGAAAAGTTTTGTGAATATGATTGTCACGACACGTATGAAAGTGATACAGATTCACCGGAACATAAGTATAATAAGTGTAGAGATAATTTATTCTTAGTTGATACTTGTGTTGCTAACGATAATAACCCTATTAGTTTTAATAAGGTTGGTATAGATGAAGGTATTATAAAAGAACATAAAGATGAATTATATTATGCTGCGATGACACATGATACCGCCAACTTATTATACGCTACAGATATAACTTGTCTTGGTAGTGCGGTTAATTGTGATATTGATGGTAGACAAAAAATAGTTACTTATTTAGTTAACACTTCATATAAAATGCCACCAGATACAGCTGAATTAGATAGTAATAATGTTTTGGAAACTACCGCGATAGACCCATTATTATTATCTTTAAATTGTTTTAGGGTTAAAGTTGAAGATTATAATTGTAAAAATATTAAAAGAATTTGTGAAATTGGTATTGGTTTGGATGAAAATAGAGTTGATGATACACCACCGGGGGTAGCCGCTAATTGTAATATTGAAATATTTGATAGTCCAATTACTATCGCCACAACGGAAGAATTAGAAGGTGAATTTTTAAGAAATGAATTAGGTTCTTGTGCTACTGGAATTTATCAGTTTGATTGTACACAAGAACAAACAGATTACAATATATTTAGAGGGTATAATAATCCAAACCCATTGGGGCTACCAACAGAAAATTCATATTTTTATTATTTTGGGATTAATCCTGGTAAGAGTGCGTTGGATTGTGCTATGGCCTCATATTTTGTCCCTTGTAAGCGAGATAAACAAAATCAAATCCCAGCTCAAATTACAACTATAGATAATACTTGTAATAATCAAAACGCTGGTTCTGTTACCGTTAATCTATTAGGTGGTAAAGAACCATTTACGTACACATTTGCTGATACTAATTCTAATTCAATATTAGGAAGTCCTTCATCACCAACAACATCTAATTTTATATCATTCACTAATCTATTTGCTGGTTCATATCAATTAAGTGTGACCGATAAATATGGTGATAATTCATTATACAATATCAATATCAATGAACCATTAAGTTTAATTGCTGTACCAACAAGTGTACAAAATACAACATCACCTATTTTAAGTAATGGTAGTATAGATATTAATGTATTTGGTGGTAATCCACCTTACACATATCTTTGGTCGCCAGGTGGACAAACAACACAAGATTTGTCTGGAATTGGTGTTGGTGTTTACAATGTAACCATTAAAGATACTGCGACACCTACTTGTAGTCAACAGACTATAACATTAACTGGGTTAACTATAGCATCACCTTCTGCGTTGAATTTTAATTATACAACAGTACCATCTAGTTGTTATAATCAAGGTGATGCACAAATAGTGTTATCAAATATTACCGGTGGAACTTCTCCATATACAATATTTATTAATGGAACATTAACTACAAGTAGTATTGGTAATTTAACTGGTAATACTAGTGGTATACCATATACAATAACAGTTTATGACTCAACATCAGCACAAACTGTGACACAAATTGTTACTTTAACATCACCACCTTTATTAACAGCAACAGCAGTACCTGGTACTATTTTATGTAATGGTTGTACCACTAATATTACTGTTAACCCTAATGGTGGAACATCACCATATACTTACAAATGGAATGATTCAAATAATCAAACTACACAAACAGCCCTTAATTTATCTGAAGGTACTTATGTGTGTATGATAAAAGACGCTAAAGATTGTGAATATAAAGTTACAACTACAATCACAGCACCACCAAAATTAGATATAAATAATGTATTTGTAACTAATGCGGTTTGCTTTAATGGCACAGCTCAAGTTAGTTTTAATCTTGCTGGCGGTACTGGTAATTTAAGTTATGCTATATACAATGCCGCATTAAATACAACTTTAACACCGACTTGTAATAATTGTAATACACCAACAAGTACACCATGTACTTCATCTTGTGTATCATCACCTGGTACATTAGCGCAACCAATAACTAGTAATGTAACACCTGGGACTTATACATTTAATATACCGCATATTATGATTAGTAAACAATATTATATGGTGGTAACTGATACTAATGGTTGTAAAACTTGTACAACATTTATTGTAACATCACCACCACAATTATCTGGTTTATTTACATATAATTTAACTAATAGTATACCGTTTAAACAATATTCATTAAATATTACTGGTATAGGTGGGACTTTAACTACATCGTATACTATTAATTTATATAATAGTGTTTTAGGTAATACTAATTGTAATCTTAGTACAACTCCAATAACACCTAATAGTTTTACACCAACAACTAAAGATTACATAAATTTAGGTAGTGGTGAATATATAATACAAATAAAAGATGATAATAATTGTCTATGGTGTAGTTCAACGTTCACTTTACCCTCATAATGAATACTGAAAGATTATATAAAATATTAGATTCACAGATTTCAAAAAAGTCTGTGAATAAAGATTTTAATATTAACATTGGGTTAAGTAATACTAATAAACCATTACCACTCAATCAAATTGATAGTGTTGTTGATCAATCCCAAGTCTTTGAAGATGAAAGAAATGTTAGTAATTTATATAGATTTTTAGGTTCAATTAGACCATTAATATCAAATGTTTTATTTGATATCACAGGTCCGGATTCATTACAAACTATTAATAGTATTATATCTTTATCAGATGAACAATTTTCACAAGTGAATCAACTATTAATTGAACAAAATGGTTGGTTTGGTTATTTCGTTCAAAATGGTAATAATTTATGTGAATTCGTTGATTTATACCCTAAAAAAAAAGATTTATTAATTGTTAAAGATGGTGTAAAAGATAACTGGTCATTAAAGATAACTTACCCTTATACCGGTTTATCTAATACAGTTTATTTTAACGCTAATAATGATCCATTACGACCAATTTATTTAAGTGATGGTATCGCGATTAGTTCTGTTTATCAAACAAAAGTTGGTGATGTTGATATGACTGGGTTTAAAATACCAATTTCACATGGTTTAAATGTGGGTGATGAGGTTAAGATTACCGGAGGAACTTTATATGATGGTATACATACAGTGATTTTATTGGGTGATAATGTTAATAATGAGTTTATAATTAACACTTTTATTACTGGTTCAACTAGTGGTATTACATTTACAAACGCGTCAATGAAAAGAGTGGTTAATAATGTAGAATCAAAATATTATGCGAGATACTTTAGTGCGATCACACAAACTAATGAAATAGATTTTTATCCAACAGCGTTTAGTACAACCATTTTTGGTGATGAAGTCATAGGTTTCAATACCAATAATAATATAGATATATCATTATATAGGGATTATTTAGATAGACCTATTACCGAAGTATATTTAACGATGGTTAAAACAAAAACATCCTCAAATTATTGGGGTAATTTAAAAGTTGGATTAGAAACAAAAGTTGATTTAGTTAATTATGACATAAAACAAATAAATGATCAACCCTACCCATTACCTGATTTAGGTATAATTAGTTCGACTAATAATGTTTTCTTCGGTGATATTATTGATTACAACGATGAAAATATTAGTGAGATAATATTAGAAGGGGCTAGACATAGATTCAATTCTAATAATAGAAATACTAACTCATATTATGAGGGGTATTATTATAAACCACATTATAAAATAGTTACACAATATTATTCAAGTCAAGTGGAATATAGTGATCCTAATATACCAACTATTAATATACCAGATTACGCTTTATTTTCTAATGGTAGATATAGATGGAGAGATATATTAACAAAGGGATACTTTGATGAAACTAATAGAGGTGTTAATTATCCATTTTTAAATGGGGTTACATATATCCACGAGAATTATTTTTTAAGTTTAAAGCGTCAAGATCCTACACTTTCGTATGATCATGGAACTTCATCAATTAATGGTGCGACTTGTTCAAGTACACAACAATTTACAATAAACGATAACGATGTTTGTTAATAGGTATAGAATATTAGCCGGTAGTTTACCGGATACGAGTGGTACGACTATGGTAGTACCATTTTCATTAGATTTTTTTCCGGTGGATAATTCTGAATTAATCCAAACTAATTTCGTTGATATGGAGACGGAAAAAGCGATTAACCCTATCATTGATTATGAAAAATCAAGATTTTTACCATTTGTTAGTGGGGGTACACAAATTAGTGAAATTAAATATAAATTATTTAATGGACCAGGTTCTCCACTATATTACTCTGATTTAGGGATAACAGATGATGACGTTAAATTTAGAAGAAATAGATATTTAAACACTTTTTTAAAGTTATCATTTTATGATTCTGATGAGGTAACAAATAGTAACTTCTTATTCTCAATTGACCACTTTAGTCAATTAGGGGATGATCAAGTTGATTTAACTGGATGTCCACCAGCTAGTAGTAGTTGTACTGGACCTATTAATGTTAATTATGGTAAACCAAAAGTAGTAACTTCAATGCCAGTATCTTATTTAAGTAGTGATCCAATTTCATTACCAAAAAAAATGGCTGAAGGATATTATATTTATTGGTTATTAAAAGATGTAATAAATAAACCAAAAGATATTTATGTTAGGGCGACTTTGAATAACGCTGTAACTGGTAAAATTACCCAATTTTATGGTGTTTTAGATTTGTACCCATTAGAATACGACTCATCTATGTTTAAGAAAAGAAATATTAAATGTAAAATTTTTAAAGACCCAGTAGATGGGATTTTTAAATATAATATTGATGACACTGATAGATCAATATCTATTAACCAATTATTAACAACAATAAATCTTTATAAATTAATTGTTAAATAATGGAAATAATAAATAGGATAGTACCTTTAGAAGATTTAATTAGTAGAAAATCACCATTAAATTTGGATGGTAAAACTATTTCATTGGGTGGTAATAATTGTATTGTTATTCAAACTAAAGATATTATTTTAGAAAACGCCATTGATATTAGTTTTAATTGGGGTGAAATTATAGCTGAATCTTTTAGTATTAACATTTTTTTAACTCAAAACATTGATGATATTGGTATTTATAAAGATATTGATAGTGTTGATGAAACACCTGATTATAGTATATTAGAGGGTTATTATAATTATTATTTAACTGGTCTAACTTGGACAACCCCTTTACCACATGATGTAGTATTTACAGGACCCTACACAATTGATCAAACTTTATTATATCGATTAAGAGGTCAAACAGCCGTTGACCATTATTTTAGTGGTGGTACAGTGACAGGGTTAACTAGTAGTTTAATAGATACGGTTAAAACATATAAAAAAGCTACCCCATATCAAGTTGGGACTAATCTTAACACAGAACCTACACAATACTTTACTGGTATATTATCTTTAACAACCGGTAGTACTAGTTATGTTTTGGACGCGTCAATTACAGATATTTTTAATACTGGTATTCGTTATGTAGATGATAATACCAAAAGAACTGTGTATGATGATACATTTAACATTGATATTATTATAAATAAAACTACATTTGAATATAGTGCTCTTGGGTGGGATAGTTCAAATACTTCACTTTCGGCCTTAACAAAAGAAGAGTTAGATTTAGGAATAGTTTTTCCTCACAAAATATATAATGATGTATTTATAGATAGGAGTGAAATATCGGTAGAAGAAACTCAAATGAAGTTATCTGAAATTGATACATTAGCTCAATTAATAAGATATGGGAATAAATTTTATAACATTAAAACACAAGATTAAGTAATGGCAACAGGCGTATATGGAACAATAAGACCAACAGATGTATCACCAAATGATATGGAAATTTACTATCATTATAGTCCATCTAGATCTACAACTGGTAATGTGGATTTAATTAAAATTAGTGACCCTAATGAAATTATTAAGAAAGTTGATGATCCTAGTAACCCTGGACAAATTTTTGGTGGGATGTATACACTTACATTACCAACAACTATTTTTAATTTAAAGGGGATTTATAGTATTATTATTAGACCAAAACAAATTAAGACTACTATAATGGATTGTGGAATTTTATCCGCGTTTCCAGATATAAAAGGTATTGTTCTTGATTCTAGTACAATTTTACCGGAAGATATTAGTAAGTTTGAAAACCAAGGTTTAGTTGGATTTAGGGTAGAGTACTTATCAACGAATCCTACCGCTAATGAGAAGAAAGTTCAAAATGTATTTAGAATTGTTACATCAAATAACAAATGTGAACCAGTTTTAGGTAATCAGAATAATACATCACAAAAATCAACTACATATAGATTTAACGATAATTCAACAACCGTATTTTGTACATTAACACCTAGCTCAGCTCCAAATGTAAAACCAAACGCTTTACCATTTATTGGTGTTCCAGGTCAAAAAGTTATTATAACTAATACTTTTTTCAATCCAGTTATGATTGAAATTGAGATGGTTGAAAATGATTTTGATACATTAGCTAATGGGTTATTTGGTAATCAAACTAAATCAGACGCTGATGGTGTTTATACCATTTACAATAATAGTAATGAAATTTATAAACAATATAATCTTTTTGAAATTAAAGATGAATTCGGTAAACCACTTTATGAAGTTAGAGAGGAGAGAACTAATATTGATTTCACAAAAGACTTTAATCAAATTATTACCGGTGTTCAATAATGGCGACAAAATATAAAGTAATTGGGAATAATTTTAATGAATCGTTAGTTGGATTACAATTCGCAGCTGAAAATGGAACACCCTTGTTTACCATAGGTAATTTTCAGTTAGAAACAACACTTACTGAAAAAGAGAATAAAACTTATAATATAGGTGAGGCTTCTGATTATTATACTTTAACTGATTTAGGTGAAACAACTCAGGAAGATAATACATTAAGAAAAAATAAGACAAGATTAAATTTAAACCCAGATTATACAAATCCTAAAAGTTATTCGTATTTTGGTTCTATTAAAGAATATTTTAGGGTTAATGTTGAAGGTATTATACAACAATGGCCAGCGTCAATTTATGTTGACAAAGTTTTTAATAATACAACCGGTAACACCGTAGAAAATTATACTTATAATCCAATATTAAAAAAATCTAATTTTAAAGTTAATAATAATTACTTTAATAATACCTTTGATATTAAATATACTAGTCAATATACTACTAGTAGTAATCTTGATAATAAGTTAAGAAATTTAAATGTTGAATATGGTAGATATACAATTTTTTATGAAGGTATAGAATACCCTATTACAAATTTTACTGGATCAACATTATTCTCAAATGATTATGTTTATTTTGAGGTTGATGGGAATCCATTTCCATTAGTTACAGGAACAACATTGTCGAGTAATTATCATATCAAACCTAATAGTGTTGAAGTAGAAACTTTCTTTTCATCATTATCAGATTTATCTTATGAATTATTAAATAGGTATGTAGTACCGGTGAATACAATTAAGTTTACTTACATTAGTGAATCAACCGGTGGACCATTTGACGTTGTTGTTAATAGGGAATACACTTGGCCAGTAGTTGATGGTTATAATATTGACATAACCACAACTTTATTTGATACCTATTTAACATCAATTTATGAGTTTTGTGATTATTTTGATGAGAATGACACTAACATTATGAATAGAATGTTGGTAGCTGATTCTATTAATAAGTTAAATACTATTAGAAGAGGTGATGGTAGTGAAGATGAGAATGACGCTGAAAAGGTATCTAAATTAATTAATATCTACGCTAGAGAATTTGATGAAGTAAAAAAATATATGGATGGGATTTCTACTATTAGAAATGTCACTTATAATAAAAACGCTAATACACCGGATAGTTTAGTTAAAGATGTGGCTAAAACATTTGGTTGGGAATTATTAACACCAATGTCAGATGTTAATTTAATATCAAGTTTTATTCCAACTAAATCTGTATACTCTGGTTATACTATAAATTATTCAAAATATGATGCTGAAGTAGAATTTTGGAGAAGACTAATTATGAATACCACCCACTTATGGAAAAGTAAGGGTAGTAGAAAAGCGATAGAATTTTTATTTCAATATATTGGATCACCAGAACAGTTAGTTAGTTTTAATGAATATGTCTATGTCGCTAAAAAACCACTTAATGTTGAATTATTTAAAGTAATTATAAAACAACTTACAGGTACTGATGATATTAGTATATATAATTTAGATGAAGAAGGTTTCCCTAAAATATTACCAGAAACTCCATACAATTATTACCAATCAAATGGTTTATGGTATAGAGAGACTAGTGGTAATAACGCGGGTATAGATATATTAGATGGTAATAATCCACATACTGGTCCGTATGACGCGGGTAAAAATTATTTAAACCAATTTAGGTCATTAATCGGATCATTTAGTTCTTATACACAAAATAATGGTTCTACAATTAGAATCACTAATGAGTATATTGAATTTAGTAATTTATTTAAAAACTATTCCAATGGATTAATTAATGATTATTCTGGACAAGTTTATTTAGAAGATTATAATGTGGATGGGAAACCAAATTTATGTTTTAGTGTTAGTGGTACAGTAATTACTGACCCTGACCCTCAGTATGTTTTAGGTATATGTGGTTGTCCAATTGGTGTTAGTGATCACGCTTTAATGTTAGGTTTCAAAAAAGAAACTACTTTAAAACCTTGTGTGGTACAAAGTACTGGTGAAACTGTATCAATGGGTAGATGTCAATTTGAATATCAAACAATAACTAATGAACCACCAATTATATTATTTTCTAGTACAACTAACTCATCGGTATCATTAGTGGCGAGGGAATGTTGTACATCAACAGTGATACCATTAAAGGGTAATGTTCAAACATCACCACCAACATGGATTAGTGTTGGGGAGGGTTTGGGTTATTGTTATTGGGATAAAACTTGTGGCGAATTAACTATATACGCTGTTGATGATGATAATAAAATTATTTTTATTAATGGTAATGGTATTATTGGTACTACTAGTGCTGAGTTACAACAAAATGAAGGTGGAATTTTTAATTGTTGTAGTTATTTTGGTGGTACTTATGACTCAAAATCTGATACTTGTAATTTAAGTATAGTAACAACTACTACTGATAGTACTACCGGTGCGACATGTCAATTAAACATTATAAAAGATATTAATGATGATATAATTTTAAACACTGATGGCACAGTTTCTTTTACTGATGGTCAAGGTGGTATCGTAGCTGGTAATTTAGAATGTTGTAGATACAATAGTACAAATATAACACCACTAACTTTTTGTGGTGGAAATTGTTATTGGAGTAATCCATCAAAAGATTGTGATTACTATAATGATATTAAAGTTACTCTCGGTGTTGACGGGTCTGATGGTATTTATATACTATCTGGTTCAAATGAAAATTGTTATTTTCAAGTTGAATTTGATATGTTAATAAATTTTGATTGTACAAATTTATTAAATTGTATTGGTAATAATAGTATATTGGAAAGTTTAAGTGCGTTTACGATTGACGCTACCGTGGAGTCTGCCACTGGGACTACCCCAACCACATTACAAGTATTTCCAGCTTATCAGTTCAATATAGATAATAAACCAACCGGTATTTATTTTACTGGACGAGAAAGTAATTGTAATAGTTTAAATAATCAAATACTAATAGAGTTAAGTGGTAATTGTGATACGGTTACTAGTGAAACATTTAGTGCTAAATGGGTTACGGTTAAATTTAATATAAATGATTATATTGTTGGACAAAAAATAAAATTAGGGTTTAATTTTAATAATGTACCTTGTGAATTTAATTTTTTAGTTGATAATATAAAGATAGATAGACTTTGTGTCGTTACCAATGAAGATATATTAAACTTAACAAATTCACCTGGATTTGATATCACAAGGATTGTAGATAACAAAAAATCTTGGGATTATACAGAAACTATGGTTAAACGTACCGTAGATTATTTAGATTTTAGAGAAACGTCTTATTATGAAAAAGATAGTAGATTATTACTTAATTCAAAAGAAGTTGACTTAACATTAGATGCGGCTCAAGCGATTGATAACGATGTGTTATGTTATATAAGAAAAAATGATTGTTTTTTTACCGGCAACACAGGTACAACAATTAGTGATCCTTACCTTAACGTATTTAAAACAGAAATTGATGTTATTGATGATGTTAATGAGTTTAAAAATTTTGTTTTAACAAGATTAATAGACCCAAAAAGTAGACAAGTAATTAGATCATACCCATTATTGAGATATCTTTTTGATAAGTATTTAAATCTTTGTGGTATGAATACTTGTGATAATTTAGGTAATCAATATAATTACGATTCATTACAAAATTTTATTGATTTAATTGGTGATTATTGGATTAATTTGGTGGAACAATTAGTACCATCAACAAGTATATGGAAAGGTGCTACTAGGTATTATAGAAATACGGTATTTGATCAACCAAAATATAAATATAAAAATTATTCTTTATCATTTGATTGTAACCCAGATTGTGAAACAATATCTAGTCCCGGTTATGATTGTCAATTAACAATACCTGAAAGTAGTTTTAATGGAATTGTTAAAAACATTTACGCGTTAAGTAGTCCTAAAACATATGAGAGTTTAATTTATACTTGTTGGGGTAATAGTTATGGTTATTCTACACCGAAGGGTGAAGTAGCTGTAGCAGTCCCCGCTATTAGAGGTAGATATGGTTATAATGATATAACCGATGAACCAATATTATTAACCCCAGATCAATATGGTGTGATTGACGCTAGTTATGCTAGTGGAGTTGGAATTACTACTAGACCCATTAAATTTGTTAAAAGTCAATATGAGGGTGGTGGATTGTATTATACATTACCTGATCCAATCCTTAGTTGTCTAAGTACTAGTGGTAAGACATTAGACCTTGGGACAATAAGTGTTACCGGAGTAATTGATGATGGACTTTCTGGTATAACTATATTTAATGAATTAGTTCTTACTGGTCAAACTATAAATGAACTAACTAATGTTGATTATAATGACATTTATAATTCAATGATAAATGGATTCACTAATATTGGGTATACTATTACATATAGTGGTACTAGTTTAATTGTAACATCTAATAATGATAATGATTGTGGTAAAGATTTAAGTATTAATGTGTGTATTGATATTGATCTTTCATGTACATCTGGTGGTACTGATCCATCATGTGTACCTTACACATATATTGATACTATTAATTTTGATCCTAAATTACCACCAAAGTATGGTGCTTATTCACCTGTAAATAATTGTACATATGTAATATCAGATAACGCTTTAACTATTATAAGTGGTGGGACTAATGTCGGTATAATTAGTAGTGTGTTTAGTACTACTATTATGGCTGATATTATATATTGTCCAACTAATGATTCAGTCTATGTTTTAGAAACGTCACCGGCTTTTAAAGTTAGTGTAACGGATTGTACAACGAATACGATAACAAGTGTAATATCATTATCACCTAATTCGCCAGTGAGTAATATTATTTCTAATAGAATGGTTTATAATTCAACTGATAATTTAATTTTTGTTAGTCATTATTCTGGTGTCTTAACCATTGATTGTAACACAAATACTATTGTTAATGTTATCAATAAAACTACAATACCTTATAAGGGTTTTCAAATGACACATAATACATTAAATAACACCATTTATATTTCTAATGGTCTTGGTGGTATTGATACTGTATTTGGTACTACTTATACTGAAAATGTAATATTAGTACCAAATAATAATGGGGGTGTTGGGTATAATCCAACAAATAATCTATTGTATAGTACTTCCGTAAGTTTAGGTAACCCAATCACAATCATAGATGGTACTACAAATTCAATCTTAAATACTATTTATCCTACCGGTACTACCACTTACTCTGAAACTCTTTATAATCCTTTAAATGATGATATGGTGTTTGTGGGTTACAAGAGTATAAATTATTCAGTTTTATCAACATCAAATGTATTAGAGGTTAAAACTTTAATAAATAATTATAATCCTTTAGGTACTCAGTTAACTAGTTTTGTTTACAATAGTACTGATGAAGTTTTATATGGTATATTAAAAGATAGAACTGTACCGTCTGTAGAAATTATATGTTTAGGTGGTGTTAGTTCAACTGGTGGGACTATTGATACAATCACAACTAGTTGTATTAAATGTATCCCTTTATTGGAATTAACTTTTGAACAGATTAATGTTTCCGGTACACCTATTTTTGATTGTAATAAATGTGTTGGTTACCAAGATAGTGGTGTTGAAATTATTATTGAACCACTAACAATACCATATGGTACTGGTGTAACAACCACAAGTTGTATTGAAGTAAATAATTCAACAACATGTTCAAACATATACATTAAAAGTATCAATGATGATGTCACTTTTAGTGGAAAATATAACAACATATTTATAAGATAACAATGCAATTATTAGATACAAGTACAAATACAATATTTCCTTATATAACATCCACTGAATTTATAGATGTTAAAACATTGTTTGCTGATGGTTCTTGGATTAGTCTACCTAATTATAATGCTAGTTGGGTAGATTTTGGTAATATACTTGATACTGAAGAAATGGTGTTACCACCTTATTTTGGTTCTGTTTTTACTAACAAAATTACTTATGATTTTACTACCGAATCATCTAATGTACAATATAATGAGGAATTAACTTTTGATGTTAGACCTAACAATGTGGAAAATAATGTAAAAATTATGAGATCTGCCTATTGTTTATTTGAGTCACCATATTATGATGTTAGTAGAGTTGGTAAGGTAATGACCGGTTTAACTAGTGGTAGTACTGGGATATTATTAACAGGTAATTTAGGTGGTGAAGAACCACTTACATTTACTTTTTCCGGTAGTGTTAGTTACATTAGTGGGACTAGTGCTAATTTTGATTATAATGTTTATAAATATTATCCGAGTTATTATAACTTTTTAAAACCAGAGGTTATTAGAAATAGTGTTGATTATACTGTGTATGAAAATAGTCTTTTCTTTTATGTTAATTTAGATTTAACAAATTATGTTGATAATGAATTTTTAATTAAAGGTGGTTACACATTCTCTAATTGTACTCCTGGTGCGAAATTATTAGGTCTTAAAACATCTACAATGTCTATTAATCCGTTAATTAATTATGCGGAATATGATTCAAAACAAGATTGGTATTTCGCCTATATTTTATCCGCGTTAACACCAGAGGTTAAAAGTGTGGTTAGTTTAGGTCAACCAAATGGTGTTTTTAAAGTAGAGTCATTGATACCTCAAACATTAACTAATGTGTATTACCCAACAGCTTCAGCTTCAGGGTATTATGT